CACCCAGGATGCCCTAAGCTGGTGGCTTATGGTACCGGTCCTTATTGCAGCGTGCACGAGCCCCTGCACCGTGGGGATAGGGAAAGCGCCAGCAAGCGTGGGTACAGTAGCCGATGGCAGAAGGCTCGTAAGAAGTTCCTTCGTAGCCATCCACTGTGTGTGGAGTGTCAGAGACAAGGGAAGCTCACCGAAGCTACGGTGGTGGACCACATCACTCCCCACAGAGGAGACCAGAAGTTGTTCTGGGACGAGAGTAACTGGCAGCCTCTTTGCAAGCCTTGTCATGATAAAAAGACATGGACTGAGGATAACAATCCAACCTACCGATTTTAGTCGAAGGGTGTTAATTATGTTTAGTTCGACCAGAGAGATATTATGACGGGGAGGGGCGGTCTTAATCTCTACATGGCAAAAGCCTGAAGACCGATGCTCCCTCAAACGCGCATTTTCGCGAAATTGTAAAGGGGTAAGTGGAGCTGTACGCGGGGAATACACTGTAAAGGTTTAGTGTTTGCGGATAATATTGCTTATTTCCGGGCTAAACTGTGCGCCGGTATTTTATAAAATGGCCCTGGCCGGAAAGGAGAAACCTATGACAGCAGATGAAAAAGAGAAAGTTGTGGAACTGAGACTGAAAGGTCTCGGCTACCAGGCAATCGCAAATGAAATCGGAACTGTAACAAAAGAGAATGTCAGATACTACTGCAAGACACATGGCCTTGCTGGAAGCGCTGCTTTAGTTATGATGAATTATGATTTGCATCGTGAAATGCCAAACCACTGTAAGAACTGTGGTGCGACGCTGATCCGTAATGCCCATTCGGGAGTGAAGCTCTTTTGTAGCGAAAAATGCAGAAGGGCCTGGTGGAAAGTAAATCCGGATAAGGATGCGCAATCCAAAAAGCAGCGTTACGAGTGCAGATGCGCATACTGCCATAGGACATTTATCTCCTTCGGTAATCCAAACAGGAAATACTGCGGCAGGGATTGTTATGTCAAAGATCGCTTTTGGACGGATCCGGATGAGAAGCCGAGTGCCGCTGAGATAAAACGCAGGCAGCAGGAAGCGGAGAAGTCGGAAGATGCAGTGAAATTGATTCTAAAGCGAATTTCGTAATATGTGTTTTTGGAATGTGTGAGGTGTTCAGGAAATCCTGGATGCCTTTTTATTATGCAAAAAAAGTAAAGGAGACCAACATGGAATTTAAAAAATTGAAGATTGCTGACCTGGTGCCAGCTTCCTATAATCCCAGAAAGGCACTAAAGCCTGGGGATGCAGAGTACGAGAAAATCAAAAATAGTATTACTGAATTTGGATATGTGGAACCGGTTATTGTAAATACAGATATGACAATCATCGGTGGACACCAGAGAGTGACGGTTCTTTCAGACCTTGGTTATAAGGACATTGATTGTATTGTTATCGATATTGATAAGACCAAGGAAAAAGCACTGAACATTGCACTTAACAAAATCACCGGTGAATGGAACAAGGAACTGTTAACAGACCTGATTAAGGATTTGCAGTCAAGCGACTTTGATGTTGCATTTACAGGTTTTGATCCGCCGGAAATCGAGCAGCTTTTTAACAGCGTGCATGATAAGAACATCACAGAGGATGACTTCGATATGGAGGAGGAGCTTTCCAAACCCGCGATTGCTAAACTTGGTGATGTGTGGCTTCTTGGCAGACACAGAGTTTGTTGCGGAGATAGCACACTGCCTGAGACTTATGATGTTTTGATGAATGGCCAGAAAGCAAATATGGTTCTGACGGATCCACCATACAATGTCAATGTCGAGGAGACCGCCGGAAAAATCAAAAATGACAATATGGCTGATGAGGATTTTTATAATTTTCTCTTTGCAGCGTTTGTAAATATGGAACAGTCGATGGAGCAGGACGCTTCCATTTATGTTTTCCATGCTGACACTGAGGGACTGAACTTCCGTAAGGCATTTGTAGCAGCAGGCTTCTATCTTTCCGGATGTTGCATCTGGAAGAAGAACGCGCTGGTTCTTGGACGCAGCCCATACCAGTGGCAGCATGAGCCTTGTCTCTATGGTTGGAAGAAGGGTGGCAAGCATAACTGGTATTCAGACAGAAAGCAGACAACTATATGGGAATACGATAGACCAAAGGCCAGTAAGGATCATCCTACGATGAAGCCGGTAGCTCTTATGGCATATCCAATCCAGAATTCCAGCATGAGCAACTGCATTGTGCTTGATCCATTTTTAGGTTCAGGATCCACACTGATTGCTTCCGAGCAGACCAATCGTATCTGCTATGGCATTGAGCTGGATGAGAAATTTGTGGATGTGATTGTTCGCAGATATATTGAGCAGACCGGCTCCGAGGATGGTGTTTTCGTGGTTCGTGATGGAGTGAAAATTCCATATTCTGAAGTGCCTGGAAAGCCTGAAAAAACCTCAGATAATACACAGAATTAACTTGCTATTTTTTGCCGGTAGAGTGATATATGTACTACCAAAAGAAAAGGAGGAACACAGCATGGAAATTATGTGTTTAGTAGCAGACAGAAAAAAGCTGATTGCAGCAATTGAGGAGACAACAGGAGAAAAGATGAAGTACCAGGGACCACCAACCTTCGCATACAAGAATGAGGATTTGGCGGTTCTTCGAGACGGAACCCTGGTGGTGGAGAACATAGAAACAAGAATGGAGCTTCTTCTTACACTCACATCAAAGTGCCTGATCGACGGAGCTTGGGATGAGGACAGGGAGGTGCTTGAGATTTCGCTTCCGATGGAAGGCCACACAGGACTTAGCCTGATTAACCTGATTTCCATTTTTTACACGAAAGCGGAGCTGATCAACAAGGCCATCAACGCACCAAGAGCCTTTGAAGTGAACGAGCGCTTCATGGAAGTCATCATGGAGGAACCGCCACAGACAACCGAGGAATTCATAAGCCTTTGGGAAGAATGTGGAAGCGACAACATGACAAAGGGAATCAAGTTTGAAGCAGACAAGATTACCTTTACCGGATTTCCATTAACTGATGATAGTGACCTGGTTACCGCTTTTACCACCCTGGCAGGAAAAATCAACATACTTGCCTTGGAAAGCAAATACATCCGCGTGAAGAAAACACCGGTTGATAACGAAAAGTACACCTTCCGTATTTGGCTGGTACGTCTGGGCCTAGACGGTACAGAGTATAAGACAACCAGAAAGCTCTTACTTTCCCACCTAAGCGGCCACAGCGCTTTTAGAACGGAAGAACAGAAGGAAGCCCACAAGCAGAAGTACCTGACCAAGAAGGCAAATGCCGATGAAGAGGCTTAAGTTTGGAATAGAAATTGAATTCATAGGGATTACCAGAGAGGCGGCTGCGACCATAGTGGCCGACTTCTTTGGAACCGGATTTTTCTATGAAGGCGGTGAGCTTAAGGAAAGAGATATTGCAGATGAGAAGCACCGGATATGGCGGGTGGTCAGGGATGCCAGTATTGAAGCATTTGCTGAGGAAGAACAATGTGAGTTGGTGACACCGATTCTGCAGTATGAAGATTTGGAGTGCCTAAAGCAGTTGTTGCAAAATATGCAACAACTCGGAGCCAGAGTGAATCGCAGCTGCGGGCTTCATATTCATGTGGATGGGAAGAACTTCACTCCCCAGGCGATAGTAAACCTGGTGACCTTGATTGGTAGTAGAGAGCTGCTTTTATATAAGGCCCTTTCTATACCGAAGGATCGAATGAAATATTGCAAGCGCATCAATGATGATTTGGTGGATTTGATTTTGGAAAAGAAGCCGGAGAGTCTTGCAGAGCTTAAAAAGGTCTGGTATCTGGAATCACCTTATGAAACTTCCGAAGGAAAATATCATAGTACCAGATATCATGGACTTAATTTACATGCTCTGTTTTCGAATGGAACTGTGGAGTTTCGATTATTTAATTCCACTTTGGAGCCGGACCGGGTGCAGGCTTACCTGCAATTTACCCTGGCCCTTTGCAAGCAGGCAATGATACATAAAAAAGCGGTCATGAAAAAGACCAGAATAGAAAATGTGAAGTACGCATTCCGATGTTTCCTCATAAGGCTTGGTCTGAATGGGGACGAGTTCAAAACCTGTAGAAAGGTGATGCTTGAAAATTTGACCGGAGATAGCGCATGGAAAGGATGATTAGTATGTTTGGAATACCAGAGCACATTGTAGAAAGATTGAAGAAGGAATATCCGAAGGGAACCAGGGTGGAGCTTATTGAGATGAATGATCCGTTCCGCCACATTCCAGCAGGAAGTAAAGGAACCGTTACTGGAGTGGACGACATTGGCACCATTCATGTTTCCTGGGACTGCGGTAGCAGCTTGGGAGTGGCTTATGGCGAGGATTCTTGCAGAAAAATCATAGAATAATATGCACAATGTGCCGCCAGTATCTTTGGTACATTTATGGTAAGAATTAACTGGATAAATGTAATGATAAGAGCGAATATGTACCTACCCAAAGAAAAGGAGGCCACAAGCCATGAGAAGAATTGAAGTTTTAGACAAAGCAGCAGAAGCAGGAATTAAGTACAGAGACATTAATGTGAACGCAACTTTTGGAGCCGCATACTTTACAAGCGTTGACGCAGGAAACGACCTACCAGATTTCAGTGAGGTCATTTGGGACCATGACATTGATGAGATTTTGGAGAACATGAAAAGATTTGAAATTTTCGAATTTACTATCAGCTCTACATTTTCAAGCCTGATTGAAACAATCGCAGAACTTGAAAAAAGAGGATGCCACTTAGAAGGCCTGGTAGAAATCAACAGCCGCTACGATGATTGGCAGACTGGAGAAAAGAAGAAAATTCCAGCATTTAAGATGATAATAAACTAAGAAAGACAATTCCGGGAGGCGGGCCGCAGGGCCTGCTTGCTCGTTGTAATATACACAATTTATCCCTGTATTCCTTGCACATCTTTGGTAGGTTTATGATGCAGAATTGACTGGATATATCCTTGGTTTAGAGCGAATATGTACCTACCAAAAGAAAAGGGGGATACAACAATGGCAAACGGATGGCACGAAGGAACAATTGGAATTCCGGTAAAGGACGGAGGAATGAAGGTGGCCCACTACTGGGTGAAAGCCTTCGAGGAACCAAGCGAGGATTACGGAATCAACGGAGGCAAGATTAGCAAACTTTCCATCAAGATTGACGGAGAGTGGAAAGCCAACTACGATAGGGGCTGGGACATTGAGCCTGCGGATGAGGAAACAAACATTGCTTATAGCATTTTGTTAAACGAATACAACTAAAAACAACCTACGAATTTACATAGGGCTCCTTAACCGGGGCCCTTTTACTTTGCACTGAAAGGAGAGATTTGAAATGGCAACGAGAGGTAGAAAACCAAAGCCTACTGCGGTGAAGGTCCTGGAGGGAAATCCAGGAAAGAGACCGCTTAATATGTATGAGCCGGTTCCGGAAAAGAAAGCACCAGAGTGTCCTTCTTGGCTAAACGATGAAGCGAAAGCGGAATGGGACAGGCTTGCAGATAAAATGGTGAACCTGGGTACCCTTACAGAAATGGATATGGCAGCCTTTGCAGGTTATTGTCAGTCCTATGCAAGATGGAAGGAAGCCGAGGAATTCATAGAGAAACATGGAACAATTGTAAAAACTCCAAGTGGTTATTGGCAGCAGGTACCGCAGGTATCTATCGCACAGACCAACTTGAAGGTAATGCTTAAGTTTTGCAGTGAGTTTGGCCTGACGCCATCTTCCAGAAGCAGAATGATAGCAGGTGAAGTCCAGGAAGGCAGCGTGGACGAGATGGAGTTTTTACTGCTTGAGGGTAATGGCTGATGGCTGAAACTAGGCCAAAGGATTATCCGAGGCTTACGGACTATCAGCCCACAAAGTTTATGCTGCCGACTTCTCATTACGATGAGGGCAAGGCTGATAGAGCTGTGAAGTTCATTGAAAACCTGCGCCATACAAAGGGCAAGTGGGCTGGAAAAAGGTTCTGGCTGCTTCCCTGGCAGGAGCAGATCATTCGCGATATTTTCGGTATCGTGGGTGAGGATAATTGTAGGCAGTTCCGTACCGCTTTCATAGAGATTGGAAAGAAGAATGGAAAGAGTGAACTTGCTGCGGCAGTCGCTCTTTATTTGCTTTATGCAGACAATGAACCAAGCGCCGAGGTATATGGTGCAGCCGCAGATCGTGGCCAGGCTTCCATTGTATTCGATGTAGCCAATCAGATGGTGAAGATGACACCGGCGCTTATGAAACGAAGCAAAATCATGAGTGCTGGTAAGCGTATCGTGAATTATTCCAACCAGGGATTTTACCAGGTGCTATCTGCAGAAGTTGGTACCAAGCATGGTCTTAATGTTTCCGGCCTGGTGCTGGATGAGGTGCATGCGCAGAAAACCAGAACTTTGTACGATGTCCTTACCAAAGGCTCCGGCGATGCAAGAGAGCAGCCATTGTTTTTCTTGATTACAACAGCGGGTACAGAGAAGGAGAGCATTTGCTATGAACTGCATACCAAGGCTAAGGATATCCTGGATGGAAGGAAGATTGATCCAACCTTCTATCCGGTAGTTTTTGGACTTACCGATGATGACGATTGGCATGATGAAGCAAACTGGTACAAAGCAAATCCATCCCTGGGGCAGACCATTCAGATTGACAGAGTGCGAGATGCCTATAAGGAGGCTTTGCAAAATCCAGCCGAGGAGAACGTGTTTAAGCAGCTTCGACTTAACATGTGGGTATCCAGTCTTACAAGGTTTATTCCGGAGCAGATATATGACAAAGGAAATGAGCCGATTGATATGGATAGCCTTCTTGGAAGGAAGTGCTATGGAGGACTTGACCTTTCAAGTACGGGAGATATTACTGCTTTGGTGCTTGTATTTCCACCAAGGACAGAAGAAGAAAAATATATTCTTTTACCGTTCTTCTGGATCCCGGAAGATACGATTCCAATCAGGGTAAGGCGAGCATCGGTTCCATACGATGTATGGCGTGCTCAGGGATATCTGATGGCTACGGAAGGTAACGTGGTCAATTATGACTTTATTGAAAAATTCATTGAGGACCTGGGAACCAAGTATCACATTTTGGAGATTGCGGTGGATAGATGGAATGCCACCATGCTTACCCAGCACCTGATGGATGATGGATTTACAATGGTTCCGTTTGGCCAGGGTTACAAGGATATGAGCCCAGCCACTAAGGAGTTTTATAAATTACTCATGGAAGCTCGTATCGCGCATGGAGGAAATCCGGTGCTTCGTTGGATGAGTGGAAATGTAGTAGTAGAGCAGGACGCAGCAGAGAACATCAAGGTTACAAAGGCCAAATCGCCGGAGAAAATTGACGGTATCGTGGCTGCGATTATGGCGGTTGATAGAGCTGTGAGAAATCAGGGGAATTGTGAAAGTGTGTATGATAATAGGGGAATAATCATATTATAACAGGAGGAGGTGATAAGGTGCATTTTGTTGAAAATAGTCATGTTTTTTGCTATGATAATACTGACTTAGTTATAGGAGGTATTAGAGTGGACCAGATAACAAAAAAGTTTTTAGGTGAGTTTTGCAACTCATATGAAATAGATGGGAAAGAAGAAGATAAAGCATTTGAACACTTTTGTAATTTTTGTTGCGTAAATAGAGAAAATGGGATTGTTGATATAAAGTTAGAAGAATTTTCAACAGGAAAAAATGCGCAAGGAATCGATGGTATTGGGATTATTGTTAATCATAAACTGGTTACGTCGGTATCAGAGATTGAGTTTCAGATACAAAATTCTCGAATGTTGGATGTGAATTTTGTGTTTATTCAAGCAAAGACTTCTTCATCGTTTGATAATACTTTAATGTTGAATTTTTTTGAGTTTACAAAATCATTTTTCGGTGATGATGCTTCGGAATTTACAACGCAAGAGGTTAAAGATTTTTTCGAAATGAAGGAATACATTTATAATCATGCGGAGTATATGACAGAAGCTAATCCAAAGCTGTCCATGTATTATGTAACAACAGGAAAATGGACTGGCGACAAAACATTAACAAAGGTGAAAGATCGAAATGTGAAAGAATTAATGGATCTTAATATTTTTTCAGAAGTGAGATTTACTCCTTGTGGAGCAGCAGAAATACAGACAATGTATCGAAATACAAAGAATGTTATGTCTGCTAAATTCAAATTTGAAAAAAATATTGTTATGTTTAGTGATGAAGATAATAAAAGTATTGGATATAGTGGGGTTATCCCGTTCAGCGAATATCGAAAAATTATAATAGGCGAGGCCGATGCGCTTAAACCTGTTTTTGATGATAATATTCGTGACTTTTTAGGTGATACAAATCCGGTTAATAAAGCAATAATGGACACATTAAAGACAAAAGATGTTAATTCATTTTGTATGCTTAATAATGGAATAACTATCATTGCAGATAAGCTAACAATGACAGGAACCACCACAGTTTTAACAGATTATCAAATTGTAAATGGGTGCCAGACAAGTCACGTTTTGTATGACAATAGGAATATAGAATGGATAGACGATTTGTTGATACCTATTAAGGTCATTGAGACAACAGATGACACAACTAAAAATAGGATAACAAAGGCAACAAATAGTCAGACATCTATAAAGCCTGAACAGCTTGAGGCGTTATCTGAATTTCAAAAAGGATTGGAAACATTTTATAGTACTTTTCCAGAAGAAGATAGACTGTATTATGAAAGACGAACAGGTCAATATCGTTTGGAATCCATCCCAAAAACAAGAATCATTAATATTCCACAACAGATAAAATCAGTAACCGCAATGTTTCTAAACAATCCACATGGAGTTTCAGGTAATTATGGCGCTATTGTAAAAAAAGTTGGAGATAAGATATTTAATCCTACTGATCAAAAATGGATTTATTATACGAGTTCCTTGACACAATATAAAATAGAAAAATTGATTACAAATAAAGTGATTGATAAGAAATACAATAAGTCCAGATATCATGCGATGATGTTGTTTAGAATGTATGTGTCTGGCAAAAAAATTCCAAGATTTAATGAAAATAAGATGGAAACTTATTGTAAGAAAATATTGGATGTTCTGTCAAATGAAGATCAGGCTACAGTGATTTTTGCAAAGATTGTCGAGTTTATTGTGGCACAACCTGAGATTGATTTTGATGACAGAAAGACTTTTGAAAGAAAAGAGACAACGGATTTATTAATTGGAAGATATAATGAGATGAAACAATATATAGCCAAATAGTTATAAGGAGCACTTACTTCGGTAGGTGCTTTTTTCATGTAAAGAATTAGGAGGTGCCCTATGGGAATTAAGAGTTTATTTGGTTTTGGTCAGGCGAGGGATAAGCCCGTAGATAAAGCGGCAGATGCAGGTTATTCTTTTCTTTTTGGAAGGACAAACAGTGGTAAGCCAGTGAATGAAACGACTGCAATGCAGACCACAGCAGTGTATGCCTGTGTACGAATTTTGTCGGAAGCTGTCGCATCACTTCCGATTCACGTCTACCAGTACAAAGAAGGTGGCGGTAAAGAGATGGTTTATGACCACAGCCTATACCAGGTGCTCCATGATGAGCCCAATCCAGAGATGACTTCATTTGTGTTTAGAGAAACGCTAATGAGTCATCTTTTAATTTGGGGAAATGCCTATGCGCAGATCATTAGAGATGGAGCTGGTAGGGTGCTTGCTCTTTACCCGCTGCTTCCAAACAAGGTGGATGTGCAGCGTGATGAGAAGGGTGAAATCTACTACGTGTATTCCAGAAATACAGAGGAGAATCCAAACTTCAAACAGTATGGTGACATCAAATTGAAAAAGGAAGATGTACTGCATATTCCGGGACTTGGTTTTGATGGTCTGATTGGATATTCACCGATTGCAATGGCAAAAAACGCTGTGGGCATGACACTTGCCTGTGAGGAATACGGAGCCTCATTCTTTGCGAATGGGGCCAATCCTGGCGGAGTGCTGGAACACCCTGGGGTATTAAAGGATCCGTCAAAGGTGAGGGAATCCTGGAACGCAGTGTATAGGGGAACCAATAATGCGCATAAGATTGCGGTTTTGGAAGAAGGAATGAAATACCAGCAGATTGGTATTCCTCCGGAAGAAGCGCAGTTTTTGGAAACCAGGAAATTTCAGATCAATGAAATAGCAAGGCTCTATCGTATTCCACCACACATGGTTGGAGATTTGGAGAAGTCGAGCTTTTCCAATATTGAGCAGCAGTCGCTAGAGTTTGTAAAGTACACCCTGGATCCTTGGGTAATCAGATGGGAGCAGAGCTTACAAAAGGCACTTCTTCTTCCAGGGGAAAAGGGAAAGTATTTCATTAAGTTAAATGTGGATGGCCTGCTTCGAGGTGATTATCAGTCACGAATGAATGGTTATTCCATTGGCAGACAGAACGGGTGGTTATCTGCCAACGATATCAGGGAGATGGAGGACTTAAATCCTTTATCTGATGAGGAAGGTGGAAATCTATACCTCATTAACGGAAATATGTGCAAGCTGTCTGATGCTGGTATTTTTGCTGGACAGACGCAGCAGGAAGAATCGGAACCTGAGCCGGAAGAAAAACCACCAGAAAATAATAGAAAGAGAGGCAAGCGATGAAACGTAAGTTTTGGAACTGGGTAAAGAATGAGGGCGATCCTGGAATTTCTAGGACGCTCTTTTTGAATGGAGAAATTTCAGATGAAACCTGGTATGGCGATGAAGTGACTCCTCAGATTTTCAAAGATGAGCTGTATGCGGATAGCGGTGATATTACCGTCTGGATCAATTCTCCTGGTGGTGATGTTTTTGCTGCAGCACAGATTTACAACATGCTTCGTGATTATGCAGGTCATGTAACTGTCAAGATTGATGGTCTGGCAGCCAGCGCAGCGTCGGTGATTGCTGTGGCAGGTGATACGGTTCAGGTTAGCCCTGTGGCTATGATGATGATCCACAATCCAGCAACGATGGCCATTGGTAATACGAAGGATATGGAAGCTGCGATTGCCATGCTAAATGAAGTGAAAGAGTCCATCTTAAACGCCTATGTCGACAAGACTGGTCTTAGTAGAAATAAGCTCTCAAAGCTCATGGATGATGAGACTTGGTTTAATGCCAAGAAAGCGGTGGAACTTGGATTTGCAGATGAAATCCTCTTTTCAAAAGAGGAGAAAGCACCTGCTAAGAAGAAACCGGATGAGGGCGAGGATCCAGAGGAAGGCAAGGAAGATGGCGATGACGACGAGAAGGAGAAGAAATTTCCTTTTAAACAGCAGGCGATGATGTTTTCAGGAAAGCACGCAGCACAGTCGTTTATGAATAAGGTTTCTGTGGTAAAGCCGCAAAATCAGGTACCTGTAGATCAGTTACAAAAGAGATTAAATCTCTTGAGACATTAAGGAGGATTTTGAATTATGAGTAAGATTTTAGAGATGAAGGAAAAGAGAGCAAAGACCTGGGAACAGGCAAAGGCTTTCTTAGATGCAAAGCAGAATGAAAATGGCATGATGAGTGCTGAGGATGCAGCAACCTATGACCGCATGGAAGCAGAGGTTGTTAATCTTGGTAAGGAGATCGACAGACTTGAGCGCCAGGCTGCAATCGATGCAGAAATGGCAAAGGCTACAAGCGCTCCGATCACAAATAAGCCTAGTGCCAAGATGGAAGGTGCTGCTGGTAAGACTGGTAGAGCCAGCGATGAGTACAAGAGTGCATTCTGGACTGGAGCCATCAGAAATAAAATGTCCTTTGATGTGCAGAACGCATTATCCATTGGCACAGATTCTGAGGGTGGATTCCTTGCTCCAGATGAATATGAGAGAACCCTGGTGGAAAGATTGGAGGAGGAGAACTTCTTTAGAAGTCTTGCTCATGTAATCAGAACTTCCAGCGGGGATCGTAAAATCCCGATTGTTACTTCTAAGGGAGAAGCAGCGTGGATTGACGAGGGAGAACAGTTCCCTGAAAGCGATGATGCTTTTGGACAGACATCAATTGGTGCGCATAAGCTCGCAACCATGATTAAGATTTCTGACGAGCTCTTAAATGATTCTGTTTTCAACATTGAGCAGTATATTTCCAGGGAGTTCGCTCGTCGTATCGGTGCAAAAGAGGAGGAGGCCTTCTTTGTAGGTGATGGTAGCGGAAAGCCAATCGGTATCTTCAATGCAACAGGTGGTGCTGAAACCGGAGTGACTGCAACAAGTACAAACATCACTTTTGATGATGTGATGGATCTTTACTATAGCCTTCGAGCACCATACCGTAACAAGGCAACCTGGATCCTTAACGATTCCACTGTTAAGGCAATCAGAAAGTTAAAGGATGGAAATGGCAATTATATCTGGCAGCCTTCGGTAAGAGAAGGAGAACCGGATAGAATCTTAAATCGTCCTTATAAGACTTCCATCTATGTTCCGGAGCTTGCGGCTGGAAATAGAGTCATGGCTTTTGGTGATTACAGCCATTACTGGATTGCTGATCGTCAGGGACGTAGCTTTAAGAGATTAAATGAGCTATTTGCTACTACTGGTCAGGTGGGATTCCTCGCATCTGAGCGCGTGGATGGTAAGCTCATTCTTTCTGAGGCTGTTAAGACACTTGATATCAAGGGTTCTGCTAAGTCCCAGGGATAATTTAGTGGCGGTGCTGCTATCGGTGGTGCCGCCTATCTTTTAGAAGGGAGGTAGCAAGCGTGATTGTATCAGTTGAAGAAATGAAGAAGTATCTTAGAGTAGATTTTGAAGATGACGACGATTTGATAGAGGCGTTCATTGGATCAGCACAGCGTAAGATTCAGGATATCCTAAGATGTGATGATATGACAGAATTTGAAAACAATAACAGTGTTCGTGTTGCAATCATGTTTGTGGTTGCCTTCTTATATGAGCACAGGGAGGAAGCCGATCATGAGGAGTTGAACCTTACTCTCAGAGCGATGTTATCCAATTTGAGAGGGGTGGACTTTTGATAGAAAAAATGAGAGAGCGCATCACGATTGAAAAAAGTGAAGGTGCCAGGGATAAGAACGGAAATCACAAGCTGGTGTGGAAAGAATATCATTCCTGCTATGCCTATGTGAATAATCTTTCCGGGAAAGAATACTGGGCAGCTTCCGAGGTGAACGCCCAGGATGAGGTAAATTTTGTAATTCGATATTGTGAAAAGATAAAAGATATGGACAGTGAGCATTTCCGAATTGTATTCCGGGGAACACTTTATAACATTTCTTTTGTAGATAATGTGCAGTATCAGAATAAGACGGTGAAACTTAGAGCCGCCAGGGTAAAGAGGTGATAGCATGGCGAGAAACACAGTAACGGTTGACCATTTGGCAGAGGCTGTGATGAAGGGCCTGACAGAATATGCAGATGTTTCCACAGAGCTGGTAAAGCAAAGTGTGCAGCAGGTCAGCAAGGAAGTCAAAAAGGAAATATCGGAAAATGCGCCAAAGAGGACTGGTGCTTATAAAAAGAGCTGGGGCACCAAGAAAACAAAGGAAACCAGCAATTCCCTCACCATGACGGTTCATTCCAAGAACCGATATCAGATCGCACACCTTCTGGAACATGGCCATGCCAAGCGTGGTGGAGGAAGAGTTGCTGCGAGACCTCATATTGCTCCTGCGGAAGAACATGGTGTGACTTCCCTGCAAGAGAAGATTGAAAGGGGGCTGAAACAGTGACGCACCAGGAAATCATAGAGTTGTTAGAAAAAAGTGGACTTCCGTTTGCCTATGACCACTTTGTGGAGGGTGAATCACCGGAGCCGCCTTTTTTAGTATTTTTATATCCGAACAGTAGTAACTTTGCTGCTGACGGGAAAGTTTACTTTAAGAAACGAAAAGTAAATGTGGAGCTTTACACCGATTTGAAAGATGTAGAGCTTGAGGAACAGGTGGAGGCTGTGCTCGATGAGTGCGGCTTATTTTATGAAAAAAGCGAAGTATGGATTGAATCGGAAAATCTGTATGAGGTGCTTTACCAGATGGAGGTATAACAATGGCTGGAAAAAATAAAGTAAAATTCAATATTTGTAATGTCCATTATGCGCCGATTACAAAGGCCGAGGACGGAACTGTAACATTCGCAAATCCGGTAGCGATGCCTGGTGCAGTATCCATTTCCTTGGATCCAACCGGTGAGCCGGAAAGCTTCTATGCTGATGGCGTGGAATACTATGTAATCAATAACAACCAGGGCTACGATGGTGACTTAGAGCTTGCTATGATTCCGGAGTCCTTCAGGACAGATATTTTGAAAGAGGAGCAGGATGCCAATAAGGTGCTTGTGGAAAATTCCAATAGTGAGACCGGCAGTTTTGCACTTCTTTTCGAGTTTGATGGTGATGTGAGAAAGATCAGACATGTGCTTTATAACTGTTCTGCTTCCAGACCTTCCATTGAGTCTAAGACCAATGAGGATGAGAAGGAAGTGCAGACAGAAACGCTGACCGTAAAAGCGAGACCACTTGCTTCCGGTTATGTAAAGGCAAAGACTGGTGATTCTACCACAGAGACCGTTTATAACAACTGGTACAAATCTGTGTATGAGCCACAGAGTGCACCAGCAAGCGAAACAACTGCTAAATCAAGCAAGTAGGAGGTAGGAAAGGATGAGCATTGTTAAGAAAATTGAAATCGATGGAAAGGAGGTAGCGTTTAAAGCAAGCGCTGCCATTCCACGTATTTATAGACTTAAATTTCAGAGAGACATTTATAAGGATTTGAGTTCCTTGGAAAAAGCTATCGGTGATGGCGATGTAAGTAACTCAAGCCTGGATAGCTTTTCTCTTGAGATGTTTGAGAACATTGCATTTATTATGGCAAAGCATGCAGATGCTAATGTGCCGGATACTCCAGAGGAGTGGCTTGATGATTTCAACACGTTTTCAATTTATCAGGTACTTCCTCAGATCATTGAGCTTTGGGGGCTTAATGTAAAAACAGAAGTCGAAGCTAAAAAAAACTTCGCCCAACTGAGCGCGAAATGACAACACCATTATTCCTGCTTCGATGCGTGCAGCTAGGTATCAGTATTAGAGACCTGGATCTTTTATCCATTGGAATGGTAAATGATATGTTCGCAGAGAGCAGGAACGATGAATGCAAGTATGCGACTCTTGCAACTCAGGAGGATTTCGATAAGTTCTAGGAGGATGTTAAAATGATTTGCTAGGTTCTTTTGTGTATAGATGGTACAATTCTTATATCAAATACCAGGAGGTATCATATGAGTAGAAGAGTACGATTCGGAGATAACATTAAAATCCTTCGAAGTAGAAATAAAATGACACAACAGGACCTGGCTGATAAATTGCATGTGGCAAGACAAACTATATCTGCATGGCAAGAAGGAATCGGCAAGCCTGATATCTATATGTTGGCAGATCTTTCAGCTATATTTGGTGTTACAACAGACTACTTATTATTTGGACAAATGGAAATAACAGAGGAGGAAGAACGCATTTTGAGTTATTTAGAACAGTTGGATCAGGAAGAGGCAGAATACATAAGAAACATCAAGAAAAAAGGCTTTTATGATATTATTGATCAGGATTTGCAGAATTTCTTTCCGATCATTGACATCCCTTTTTCACGAATTATGGCCATTGCATTAGCCTTGAAAGAACAGGGTTACAAAATAACAACAGTTTATGGAAATGGATTCGGGGTTTATTTTGATACGGATGTTGCTGCAGTAAAATTTAAGAGTGATCTCTATGATGTAATTGATATGTATATGCATCATGAAGAAGGTACAGCAGTTAATAAAGCTGAGCAATTCCAGGCAAGAATAGATGTTGTTGAAATGCAAATATTGGAGGAAGTAAAAAAGAAAATGTTTGGTGAGGGGGATTTTTCATTTTACTGGACAGATCAAAATGATGTGATCAGGGGCATCGCAGCAACTGAAGAAGAATGTAAGGCTCAAGCGAAAGAGCAAGGGTGTGAAAATATAGTAATCTTACAAGATTAATGAATGGCATCAGCTTAGCGGCTGGTGCTTTTTCTTAGGAGCAGAGATGCTCCTTTTTTGTTGCCATTTTTTAGGAGGTGAGAAGCGTGGCAAGTCGTATTCAAGGAATTACAGTAGAGATTGGTGGCGATACTACCAAGTTGCAAACCGCGCTAAAAGGTGTCAACGGAGAAATTAAAAATACACAGGCGCAGCTTAAGGATGTCAATAAACTCCTAAAGTTGGATCCGGGAAATACAGAGCTGCTTGCTCAAAAGCATAAGCTCTTAGGAGAGGCTGTTGAAGAAACAAAGAATAAGCTCGCAACCTTAAAACAGGCAGCGGCTCAGGCAAACACAGCTCTTGCAAATGGGGAGATTTCCCAGGAGCAATATGATGCTCTGCAAAGAGAGATTATTGAGACAGAACAGGATTTAAAGAAATTAGAGACACAAGCGAACCAGTCTGCTACGGCAGTGCAAAAGATAGCTGCATCAGGAGAAAAGTTAAAGACTGTAGGAGATAATATTTCTTCTGCAGGCCAGAAGTTACTTCCTGTTACAGCAGGTGTTACCGGACTTGGAACAGCAGCAGTTTCTACGGCAGCAAACTTTGAGTCTGCAATGTCACAGGTGCAGGCGACGATGGGAATTACAAAAGATTCCATGTCTACAGTTGATGGACAGTCAGTAAATACAATGGATACACTGAATGAGCTGGCAAAGCAGATGGGATCTGAG